TCTTCAGCGGCTCGGACTGCGCGCTCAGCGAGTGTGCGCTGTGCGTTCTCTTCGATGCGGAGAGCGTTCAGCTTCCGGCGCTGGACGCGTGTGGCCTCGAGCTTCGCGTCCTCTTCCTTGCGAACGCGCTCCTCTTCCAGTCGGATAGCGCGATTGTCGATGATGGTCTTTTTGAGTGCTCGAGGAACGAGTGCAGCTTCATCAGCCAGCTCGATCGTTTCGGAAAACCATAGTGCCTTCAGGCGACGCGGAGAGATTCCGTCCTGCTCACAGTCAACACTTTCTCCTGCCCGCACGCGACGAGTCCTCGCTCCGTCAACCCCGCGAACGCTGATGTTCTTTCGGTAGACGTAGTCACCATCCGGACCGGCATAACGCTGCCTCCAGTTACGGTTCGACCGAATGTGCTGAAGCTTGCTCTCGTCGCTCACAATAAATCCTCCATCGCTAGAGCCCAGCGTAGCTCATCTCTGAGTACGCTGGGCTCCGCGTTGGCTTTGGCCTGATTAGGCCGCGGTGACGTCGTCGAAGAAGTAGCCAAGCTCGCTGGCCACGACCTTCTGGTCGTATGCCTGATCAATCTCGAGCCGATCGGATTCGAGGTGATCCATGCGGAATCGCTTCATCCGCATGCCGTTCTGCGAGGCGCCCAGGAAGCCGGTCCACGAGAACGTGTACCCGGCCGAGGGAACCATGAGACCCGGCGAGGGCGCCGAGTAGCAGAGGAGGGCGTCGAGGCTCGTACCAATGAACGAGTGGCTGTCCGTCAGCCCCTTGCCCGCCGTGTTCTGGACCGCTTCCATCACGACGATCTGATCCAGTTCGAAGAGAGCCGCCATCGACTCTTTGAGAACCTTCGCCGGTCCCGTGGTCTGCCCACGGTCGAGACGACCAACCAGATCCGCGTTGTCCACGAGAATGTCCCACGCGTTCTTGCCGAGGCAGAGCGTGTTGGGCTTGAATCCCGTGTTCTGGAGAACCGTGCGAACACCCGTGCGGATGTCCTCGATCGGTGTGCCAGCGGCCTGCCATGCGAGGCCTGAGTTGACGACGGTGTCCCATGCACCACCAACGAAGAAGTTGGTGGCGAAGTTGACCTCGCGGTTGATGAGTGCCTTCTGAGTCAGAAACTCAGTGGCCTCACGGTCGGGCGAAAGCGGGCTGTCCGAATTCGCTCGTACCTGATCCGCAATGTCCTTGTGCAGCGCACGGACGGGAGCGGAGTAGGTGTCGGTTCCGAGTCGGTAGTTTGCACCAGCAGACTCGGTTCCGGGGGCACGAAGCTGCATGTCATCGCGGTTGAATTCACCCTTCGGGTACGTGTAATACACGTCCGACTGATGCGAGACCGGGATGTTGGGGAACACCTTGTCAGCCACGAAGGAGTCCTGCGACTGCAGGAACGCGACCGAGATGTTCGTGAGAACGCCGTCGACGTGTACGTCGGAACGGCTCGGCTCGATGAACGGCATGATTGATTCTCCTTTCGAGAGAAGCGCGATTAGGCGCTGTGCGGTGCCGAGATGGGCATGGCGAACATCTCGAAGATTTCGCCCGAAGCCGCGCCGGTGAGTGCGATTCCAACCGCCGACTGGTCAGCGAGCAGTGCGCCTGTGTTGGCAACACCAGTCACTACACCTGCAGCGCCAGCAACACAAAGCTGACCGTGGGTAATTGTACCCCCAGCCAGAACCTCGACGATGCCCTGCAGCAGTGCAACAGGAACATCGGAGCCGGAAGCGACCGTTTCGGCTGCAACACCGAGGACGTTCTCCGTAACCGTCGCGGTCTTCACGAGGACCGTGCGATCAGCGGCCGTGCTGGCATAGACCAGCTGACCGTTTGTAAGCGCCGCGCCCGCGGTGAGCGTGACGGTCTTTACTGCGTCATGAGAAGCCATTTGGATTCTCTCCTTCTAGGTCTGAACTGTTAGTTCTGGACCCGGCTGATCATCGCATTGCGATGCTGGTTATAAAGAGCCTTGCCTTCGTCGCTGTTCACGACAATGGCGTAGGCCTTGGCGAAATCCTTGACCGGATCGAGATCAAGCTTGATCGCTTCGGCCTTGGCCAGATCGTCGAGCTTGATTTCGGAGTCGGACTTCTGGATCACACCGGGTCGGCTTTCGGTCTTTTCGACCTTGGCGCTTGCGGAAGTACCCAGAGACTTCGTCACATCATCACCTGCGGAGTTGCCGGCCCGGAGGGCCTTCAACGCAGCGTCGCGGTGCTCGGGATTCGGGATGCCTTCGACCGACTTCAAAAGTGCGGCGCGCTGCGCGACAGTTCCTGGCAAGTTTGCCAGTTCCTTCTCCGCTCGCTTCTCGAACTCACCGTCGCTCTTCTCGAGCTTGAGGGCCGCGATCTCCGCGTCCTTCGAATCCTTTTCGACAATCGCAGCAACGAGCCGCGCGTCATCCGACTTGGTGAAGACCGTCCCGTCATTCGCCGTGTAGACGACGTCGGGATCTTCGTTCTTCTCGACTTTGGGTGCGTCCTCGGTCTTCTCGACCTTGGGCGTGACCAGAAGCTCGCGCTCGTCGGTCGACTTCACCAGGAACGCATCCTGGTCTTCCGTCTTCTCGATCGCGTCAAAGTGAGCACGGTGCGAAGCGGAAAGTGCCACGACGGCCGTAAGCCGCTCATTGGCTTTCTTCAGTTCATCATCCATTTGGATGTCCTCCTGAGTGGGTGTTGCAGTCAGCTCGGGAAAGTTCTTCTGGATCTTGCCCAGAAGGTCTTCATCAAGATTCTGCTTCTGAATCATGGCAACAACCGCGTTGACCACAATATCACGCTCAACTGCGTGCAAGTGTCCCGCGTTCATGATGATCTGGATCTGACCTTCGTCATCCATCACCCACGCGTGTCGATGTTCTTCAGCGTCGTCGCCAACGCCTACTGCAGAGTCCGTGTGTCCCGACTTGTCCTCACCCGGATACATTTCCAGCATGTGGCCGTGCCCAGAATCGGCGGACGTGACGATGTTGATCCAGCCGATCTTCTCAATGTCGTTGTCACGCTTCATGATCAGCGCCTGAGCGCCACGTTGGGCGGGACGGTCGACGCTCGAAAGCTCTGAGAGCTTGAACTTCGTCAGGTACCGTTTGCCCTCAGCCTTAACACCCTTCTTTGTGATGCTGCGCATGACTACGGCCTTTCGAAACTGTACATGAACAAGTCCAGATTTCCGTTGACGGTCACGGACCCATCCACTGTCAGCGTCGCGTTAAAGTTGAGGTACACGCTGTTGCTTACAGCCGCAAAAGCTGCAGTGAAGTTGCCTCCAACCTTGGCTGTATCAACAGAGTCCGTCAGGACGTCCACTGAGAAAGTTTCGACAGCGCGGATGTCAGCCATCGTGCCTGTGAGCGGAGCGCTGAATGCAGCAGCCTTGCCCATACTCCAAATAACATTCGTGGCGGCAACAATTCCTGTCCCGTCTCGCGTGATGGAAAAGTTTGCATGCGAGCCGTTGATCCACCAAAGTCCGTCGCTCAAATCCAGAACAGCAACTGACCCGTAGTCCTGCGCAGCGGTGATCGGCACGACAACATTGTTCAGACCGACTGATACACGTCGCCAAAAACGTGGTGCATCTTCAATGAGCGTCACACCTGGGGTGTTTACGGAGACCATAGCCCCCATAGTTTGGTGACCTTCCGCAACCTGGAACCTGTCCCGAAACAAGAAGTTGGACATTCTTAGTTTTCCTCTTCGAAGGGGATCTCTTCGATGGCGGTACCGCCGATCGAGAAACCAGTGTAAGTCCCATCTTTAAACTTCTGCAGCACGTCGGGGCTTGGCTCGACTGCGACCATCCATCCCGTCTTGGGGCAACTGATGTCGAAAGCTTTGGCGATCTCTGTGGTGAGCGGAAACTCATGGACGACCGTGCCGTCCTTGAAGACGTGCATGTCACCGGAGATGCGGTCACTCTTCGCGAAGTCGGTCACAGCCTCAAGCATCGACTGTTCTGGGATATTGTGTTCCTGAACGTCCCAGTACTCTTCGCCGTTGATCTTGCAGATGATTCCCCAGCCAAAAACAAGGCCAAGCTCGTCGTCGACCTTCAGGATCTTCTCACACTTCGTGAACTTGCTCAAGAGTTGCGTCTCCATGAATGTGCAGCGAGGCAGCAATCCGTATGCAGTATGATACCGGTTTAGAGGGGCGGCGCCACGAAGGTGCGCGAGACGACGCAGTTGCATCCCACCACTTCTCGAGCGGGGGCGCTGCTGTCGCCTGGATAGCGGAGGTACACACCGGCTCCGGATGTGAATGCCACGCCCAACGGTTGGATCTGACCATCCATCCACGCATGCGAGTCGCGCGTGTTTTGGAACAGCGCATGCCACTGTTGCTGCACTGTGCGCGGGTTGAGCCCGCGGTCCACCGCCTGAGCCCACATCTCCGCTTCGCCTGCGTTCACCGCCGCAAGAGCTTCGGTGCTGGCGATAACGTTGGCGCGATGAATCAGCATTTTCTGCTCGTAGCGGCCGACCATGTTGTCGATCTGAGTGATCGTGAGCGGCTTTTTGTTGGTGATAGCGCGCCGGATAGTCCCATCGAATCGCTTGTCCCGGAGGGCGCGCGAGAGCGCCTGCGCGTTCAAATTCGTGAGTAGTAGCCGATAGTTAGCTACCGCTTGGGTCTGAAGTCCGGTGAGGCCGATTGACCCGCGCAATGACGCTGCGATTCGCTTCGGGGTCAATCCTTGGCTGACTCCGTTCTGCAGGGCAAGCTGGAGGGCGCTGGACTGTTGAGCTGTCAGTTCCCGCACCAAGCGGGACTGCGAATCCTGAAGAGCAAATACCCCGCGGGCGCTGAGTGTGTCGAATCTGATGAGCGGAGCCCGCGTGATCGAGCCGCGTAGAGCGTCGGCCACAGATGCGCCAGCGGCAAAGTAGGCCGCGGTGATCGCCTCGTTGAGCCCCGGTCCCACGTCCTCGATCAGTGCGAGCGCTTCAAAGGCTCGACCCTGGTTCACCAGGATTTCTATCTCTTCAAGCGACTGTAGGCCTTTCGCCTCAGTGACCAGCTCAAGGAACGTTTTGCGGATGTTTGCATCAGCAGCATCAATCAGAACGAGAGTTCTGCTTAGCTCGCCTAGCCCACTCGGTATGAATTCCGCGGCTGCCATTTAAGAGTCCAATCAGATCGTATCCGTTAGGCCAAGGCGCTTCTCCGTAGGAGCGGCCCCGGCGAAACATTTCACAAAGTGCCGCTGCCGGATACGCCGTAGTCCCAATCGATGAAAACTGATGCTGCCCCGCCAGCGACGGTCGCGCCCTGAATGGTTCCCCCGATGTAGCACCTAACGTACTCCTGTACTGCAGTCGGGAAGCGCGTTTCCGCACTCGCTCCACTGAAGGTGGGAGTGAAGTACTCGGTCTCGTCTTCCGTCTCGAGATCGCCGACCTTCTTGCGTACCAACACACGACGCGTGTTCGAGCCAGTGTTCGCTTCGGACTGGACTGTGGCGTCGGTGAGAATCGCGCTGGCCAGTTCGTACGCCCCAAAGATGACACGTTCCGGAATGACCGTCGGCGATACAACGATCCCGTCACACGCAGGGACGCCCGTGCGAGGCCACGCGAGGGGTTGCGGCGTTGTCGGGTCTGTGACCGTACCAACCCAGAGCTGCTTGTCGAAGATGCGCGTCGCCGCGACCAGCGCCTGCTGCTTCTCCGTTCCGCTCGCCGCAGCCCAGGCGCTAGCGTTCAACGACGCTAGGAAATAGGTCGTAGCAGAGATCGTCGCGCCAGCGTCGCTGGTGACCTCTCCGTAAATATCAAAGCTCTTCCCACCGATAGTTGCTGTGCCCATTATTTGGTGATGTCCTGCTGGACTTCAAAGACACCCTTCACAACAGTGCGAAGCGCAGCTCCGTTCGTCTCTTGGATGTCGTAGTAGTACTCACCCGGTGTGATGTCAGTGTTGACCACCGTTGGGGTGAACGTAACCAACGCCGTTGGTGGCCCCGCCCCAAGTGCGCCAGTCAACTGAAACGTGTTAGTTGTCGGCGCAACGGGATTCTCCTCCGTGTTGACCGACATCAGGTACGAACGTCCTGTGATGTCGATGTCAACGCTGTTCTCGTCCTGCATCTGAAAGGTCATCGGCGTGGAGTCCCCACGCACGATGCAAATGCTTTTGGCCGCAGGGCAAAGGTTCAAATCAGCCATTGATAAAAATTCCTATGTGGAGGTGTCCGTGAGAACAACAGGGTCCGTCTCACGGCTCGCCGTGATTGTAGCTGATCCGCGAACCACCTTGGCCGTCGTTGAATCGTTCACGACGGGCGTTTGCACGCCCCCGCGGGAGACAACCACCTGAGCAGCTCCACGCCCCACTCGAACGGAAGGCGTTGCGACCTGGACGGGGTTGGCGATCCCGACTTGAAAGACGATTGTTCCTGGCTCTGCCAGTCTTGCAGCACACGTCGTAGACCCACGCACAATTCGAATCGTTGTCGGTTCGACCGCCACGGTCTGTGCAGGACTCGGAACAGCCACCACCGCTGGAAGGAGGTCTCGAGCGGCGATGACCGCCGTTGGCCCAACAATGATCTGTTCCGTGATCCCAAACTCTGGTCCACCAAGCGCGATGACAGTCCCGAGGGCGGTCAGCGTATCCGTGGACGTGAGAGCGGCCAGACCGCGGACGATGAGAGTGGCCGTCGCGGTCAGCGTATCCGTGGACGTGAGAGCGGCCAGACCGCGGACGATGAGAGTGGCCGTCGCGGTCAGCGTATCCGTGGACGTGAGAGCGGCCAGACCGCGGACGATGAGAGTAGCCGTCGCGGTCAGCGTATCCGTGGACGTGAGAGCGGCCAGACCGCGGACGATGAGAGTAGCCGTCGCGGTCAGCGTATCCGTGGAAGTCAGGGATGCAACACCCGCCACGCCTTGTAGGACTGTCCCTGTCGCAGCCAGGGTCGTCGTGGAAGTCAGGGACGCAACACCGTCGTACGAGTGCCACT